TTTTGGACCTTCGTAAAATCCTTCTGATAAAGTTTTACCAGTTTTTGCTTTCGCTGGAACGAACATCCCTGGACGTAGCTCATGTCGACTAAAGTCCTCGAAATTAAGAACTTCTGGATCAGCAAAGACGGTTGAGATTCCCTGTTCAATTGTTTCAAGGGTAAGATTATCAAGAACATTGACTTTTTCTTGCTCGTTAATAAGTGGCTGACCCATAGGATCAGAATGAATATAAGTTGACAACCCAGCTTTACCAATTGTCCAATACTTATCCATCAACTCATTACGAGATTCAGCATAACAATCACCAACGAAGCAAACGTAAGCTCCATCAGGAAATTGCTTATTCAACTGATCAATTTCTTTTTGATACTGTTCACCTAAACGATTGTATTCATAAGGCCGCAGCCACCAACGTCGCAGAGTTCGCAAATTCTTGTTGTCAATAATTGCATAACTGTAAGACGAGGGTGCGCGCCCGAGCTTCTCATAGACATCGTAAAGATTCGATTCAGATTCAATCTTATCCGCAATATGCCCGAACAAACTTTTCAATAAACTTATCGGTTGGTCGATCGCCAATCCAAGGTAGCCACACTCTTGTTGAGTTCTTGCATAATAAGGAACCTTAACGAATAAGGGATTGTAGATGTCAATAAGTACTCGGGTCTTAGGAGCATCACTAAATCCTGTAAGTACTGGGATTGACACAAGGGGGCCGCCACATTGGGGGCATGTTCCCTCTTGAGTATCTTGCGAATCGTTTCCCTGCTGGCCATCTTCAGCCCGACCTTCAGACTGGGAATCATCAGTAGTTTCCTGAGATTCAGCTTCTTCACCAGAATCTGACCCCGTCTTAACAGAATTTTCAAAACCTAAATGTGCAGGTGATCCATCCTGTTTTCCAGTAGTGTATCCACACTGTTGACATTCATCTTCAGTATCATACTCAGGAATCTGAACATTACCAAATACTTTATCAGCTTTAGGAGCATGATAGGCAAAAACTAAACCTTGATTCCAAAGAGCTAATAGGGCTTGGAGGATAATCATCTTACTTTGATTATGCCTCTGAATTAGATCAGCTACACGATCATAAGTCTTCGCAGTTTGAAGATCATCTTCATTATTCGCATCATCAGGTGGAAAACGAACTGCTGGAACCTGAGCCGATAAGGCAGCGATGATTGATTCACCGTGAGCTTTATAGATGTTGACGACGTAATCATAAAACGGCCCTTCAGCATCTTCTCGGTTTCCGGTAGTATCATCCCATCGGGTATTAATGGGAGCGATCCAATCCTGCTGAGTTTCAGACCAGAAGATGTACTGTATGCCATGCCAGAACCTGTCATTCTTTTTCCACTGGCGAATTTGTTGTTTACGGACATTATCATCCTCCTGCTCCAATTGCCGAATGATTTCAGCAAAAGCTCTCTGGAGATTCTCAGGGAGATTCTCGTTATTCGTTCCGTATTTTGATTTAACTGTCATTTATTTTAATGTGCGGGCCGAATGGTTTTGGCAGCCCTCGACCCGCACATATTCACTCGTCGACTAAGTGAAATCCTTACAACGCAATGGGAATAACGTAATAAACGAAAATGTCCATTATTCCAGCAGTCAAAGTAGCAACTGCAACGGTAATGGTAAGATATCCACTTGCAGACATCTTAAGAGGGACCGCGAAAGTTGGAATCAAAGGTAGCATTACATCAATCGAGTATGATGCAACTGCCGTTAGAGCTTTCAGTGCAGCCCCAGGAGAGGCCAACCCAGCAGATACACCAACTGAAATAGTAGCAGACCCACCAGACAGCAAAGCAGTTGTCGGATTAACAGTACCACCAAGAAGCATGGCACCGGCAGGGATTAAGTCAGACAATGCAATATTGATGGCTCCAATTGCACCACCATCAGTTGCAAAGTTGTATAGTCCATGCGCTTGCTGAACTGCACCACCACCTTGGACAACAGTTCCAGTCTGAATCGTTCCTGAGTTAGACTGACCTTGATCCGTGAAGTTCGGAGCAGTAGTAGTCGCAACAAGGATTGCACCAGAAACAGGGGCAGTAGTCGTTGTCGTGTAATAAACATTGTATCCTATAGCATCTGCCATAGGGTTCCACTCAATGTAAACTTGATTGTTATGATCCAATGCTGCGATACAGACAAGAGTATTGGATTGTCCTAGTTGAGATAGCCCACCAGGATAAATTGCCTGAACCCAATAAGATCGGTTCGTTGCTCCACCAGGTGATCCGACATAGCGCGCGATTACGCCAGTTGGGGCCGGATTATATACTGTCAAGGGTGATGGCACTTTGTTTCTCCTTTAAGTCGATTTTTTAAAGTTGCAGGGACTAAATCGTTGGAACCCTTTACTTCTTACTTTTGCCAAGTAATACTTTAGCAAAACTTGATTTAGACTTTTTAGGTTTTTTAGGTTTGAGCTTAGGACCACCAATACCTTTAAGTCCTTCCTTCATAATTCCTAGTTGTGATGCAGCTACTCCCATATTAATTTCCTTGTGGTTGATTAGCCTGCATCGGCGCACCACAAGTCGGACATGAGGGAGATGATCCACCAACACCTTGTAACTGCTGCATCGTCGGTTGTGGTGCGGTTCCGGGCTGTCCCATCTTAGGAATGCTTGGAGGTATCATGTTCTTAATTTGGCCATAAGCAGATTGAGGACCTGTAAAATTCTGCTTAACATTGTTGGCCATCCCTTGAGCCATTTTTCCAATGTCAAGACCTGCGGGTTGAGATGGTCCCTGTGTTGCAGTGTCAGGTGACCCTTGTTGAGCAGCCTGATCTAATTTCTTTTTAACGGGAAAGATGAAATTTGTCCAGTCCATTATGACTCCTTAGCTGCCTCTTTATCTTTATTAGCCCAATAATCTCTAACTTTATCCGTCATTTCTTTTGCAGACTCTTTTGCTATCTTAGCATCAGCAGCTTCAAACTTATTACGAGTTGCTGCCCACGATTGACGACGTCCTACTGGCTGAGGTTTTTCTTGAGTCTTTCGTTCCTCATACTCAGGGTGAATAACTCCATGCTCAGTTAAAAACAAGTCTGTTAAACGACGAATTTCATCGTCCTTATCTCTTAGTTGTTCATCCTTACGATGCAATTGGGTATAAAGATTGACAATCTCACCATCTTTTGCAACGATGATTTCATCAAAACCAAGGAATTTAGTTAGCCAACTCATGCCGCCCTCCCACGATGCATACGTCGCAAAGGACGAACTGCTCGTATACCTTTAGCCTCAACGCGTTCCATACGACGAAAGTATCCAGTCCAATCTTTAGTCTGCTCAAGAGTCTTAACCGCAGTCTCAACTTTCGCGAAATGATCAAACTGTTCCTTGGAGCGCGTCAGCGAAATAGCATCGACAGCACGAACGCAATAGCGCAAACAATCGTAAGGATCATCACCGGAAAACTGTGCCACATCTTCTTTATGATCATCATCATAGACACATAGTGGAATAGTCTTACGTAGAATTTCCAAGCCGCGAAATATCTGCAACTTTGGAATATTCGTTTCAGGAGCTTCAGGTTCAAATGAAACTAGATAATCTTTATACGCATCCATTCCTGAGATACGCAAAACTCGATTAGCTTCATCTTGACTGAAACCATCCCCTACAACCTTTCGCGCCGGCTTCTGCCTCCAACGAAGGTACTCTTGAATGAGTAGTTTAGATGCAACTCGCGAGCCCGCTTCATTAGAAGATAGTCTAGGTCGCATTCCAGAGTATTTCTCGAACTGCTCAGCGATAGTAAGTTCATCACCTCGCTGCTGTGCAGCCGACTGACAAATAACGACATCAGTAAATCGTTCATTGGCGGAAGCGCGCCCAACTTCTGTAGCCCATTGAGAAATCTTCGCCTGTTTAATAGAGTATTCGCGATAGAGATAGACACGTCCATTCGGTGCAACTGCTGCCCAGAGAGCATAAGTCATTGCCTCATAGCCCCAATCAATTGCAAGGACTCGTGGCCACCATGAAGGGATTGCAAAGTCATCAACTACGTGAACTGCGTACTCAGGTTCACCCTCATAAATCTCTTCACGATAATCATCAAAGACCTGACCCGAGAATGTATACCAATCACCATCAAGTTTCGCGCGCCGATCTTTCTCGGCCATCCCTTGAAGACGATTGATATACTGAGGATCATTCTGCATTAGGTGAGGATTATCCTGCACCTTTGATGGAATGAACATACGCAGTAGAGAACTGCGCTTATCTTTAAGGATTACGTTTCCTGTTGAGCAGGGTTCCACAAATCTGGATCGTACCCACGAGTGACCCACATTACCAGGATTAGTACCGGAACGTACAATGGCGGGAAGGTTGCTGTCTGAACTACGACAACGAGAAAACATATAGAGATATTGATACTCACTAAATGAAGTAAGCTCATCAAACTCCACCAAATTATACTCGGCGGAATCGTACTTCCTGACATCTCTATCATATTCAAGGTGGCCAAACTGCATGATGGCACCAGAGGGCCATTGCCAGCGCTTTTTCTCAATATTATATCTTCCACCAGTTCCCTGATAGAATCCCTGTGCCTGTGCGCGTAAGATAATCTCAGCTTCAAGTTCAGGATATGTTCGACGGAAAATAATCCCCTTGAAACGAGGCTCGTTGTAGAACTCACGCACGATTGGCAAGTTTAGCAAGGCTTCAGACTTTCCGCCTCCAGCCGCACCACCATACATGACTTCAAACACCTCATCAGGAACTGCAAGGAATGCAGCTTGACGAGGTGTTGGTTTCCAAACGAGCTGTTTATCTTCTGGCATCAACTCGCAATCCAGGGAGTGCTGGACAATTTCTTATTTGCCTTCTTATCAACCTTGGACTTAACTTTCGACCCCGCGAACTGCGACGCGCGCGACTTGGCATTGCGAGCATGAGATGCATCAGGGATAGGATAACTTCCAGGGCCAGGAGCCTTAGACGGAACTGCAAAATCAGATTTCGGCAGCGCGCGTCTTTGAGCCATTGATAGTTTAGCCATTTTTTATTAGCCTATGTGAGAGAATCCATGCTTACCAAATGATGCCCCAACAGGAGTTTCAGCTTGTTCAATTCCTGAAGGATTGTTATCGTCAGCACCAGATTCTTCAGCATCCGCTTCTTCATGATGATGTTCCATCATAGACATATGCTCAGCCGCA